ATGGTAAGTCGCAGCCGTAAAAAGTTACATATCATTGCCAGCAAAACCACGGGAACCGCCGAGAAAAATATCATTCAGCAAGACAACGGCATTCTGGATATCCACCCTGACGCGCAGTACTGCGGCAATGGTGACAAGGACTACAAAATTCCTCATATCAAATTCGAGGGGAAGATAATCTTTGTGTTAGGATATGACAACCGGGACAAATGGGAGCTGGTGCTGGGATCGCAGTTTGGTTGTGTGTACATTGACGAAATCAACACAGCAAACATAGATTTTGTCCGGGAGGTCTCTACCAGAAACGACTACCTGATGGCGACGCTGAACCCGGATGCTCCTGATCTGCCGGTGTACAAAGAATTTGTGAATCGATCCCGTCCATACAAAAAATATGAGAAAGATGTTCCACCTGAGATTATGGCAGAACTTACAGAGCAGCCGGTACCGAAATGGAGGTACTGGTTTTTTACGTTCCGAGATAATCTGTCACTGACAGAACAGGATATTCAGAAAAAAATTATGTCTGCACCGCCTGGAACGAAGCTGTACAAAAATAAGATTCAGGGGTTGCGTGGTAAGGCGACCGGACTGATCTTTCCAAATTTTGACACGAGCAAACATGTTGTCAGCAAAGAATGGGTGAAACAGCAGATCAAGGATGGAAAGCTACAATTCAAGAAGTTTAGCTCCGGTCTTGACACCTCATATTCAACCAAGTCACAGGATACCATAGCGATGCTATTTCAGGGCATCACGGCGGACAGAAAGCTCATAACACTCGCCGAAAAGGTTTACAGTAACGCGGAACTGGCTGAACCGCTTGCCCCTTCGGACACAGCGGTGAGGTATATCGAGTTCCTTGAACAGTGTAGGAAAGAGTGGGGATTTGCAAGAGAAGTATTCGTCGACTGCGCGGATCAGGCAACGATTACGGAACTGCGCAAATATAAGCGTCTACAAGGGTGTCTTTATAATTTTATTGACAGCTACAAGAAGGTTGAGATTTTAGACCGAATAAAGCTACAACTCGGCTGGATACAACAGGGGTGTTATCTGGTGGTAGACAGCTGTATAAATCATATCGCAGAGATGGGGAGATATAGTTGGGATGAGGACAGCAAGAACAAGCCAGATAAACCGGAGGATAAAAACGACCATACAATCAATGCTAACCAGTATGGGTGGATTCCGTACAGGGACATGATCGGGTTTGAGGAGGAATGACAGAAATGAGGTGGATGCAGAAGGTGACGGAAAATATTAAGCACGGAATCCGCAGCTGGCTAAATGTACAGCCGGCAAGCGCATGCAATTTTAGTATCAATGAAATGCTGGACTTTGAAGGGAATGCCATCCGAAATCGTATTTGGTACAGAGGGGACAGCAATGAAATTGAGCAGTTTTATACACAGAACAGGGAAAATACGGACAAACATAAGTTTTGGGCAAGTAATTGTACCCCGGGAATGGAAATGCGAAAGATACACACCGGGATACCGGGACTGACGGTAAGGACGCTTGTAAGTGTTGTGATGCCAGATATGGGAGAATTGGAATTTGAGCAGGACAGCCAGAAACAGCTTTGGGAGGAGATAAACAAAGACAAAAAATTCAAGTTTAAAAAGAAAGTCCAAAAGGCATTAAAAGAAGTCTTGTACATAGGTGATGGAGCATTTAAAATCTCTATCAATACGGAGATGAGCAGTCACCCGATACTGGAATGGTACCCGGGAGATCGTGTGGAATTTGTACACCAACATGACCAGATCACAGAGGTGATCTTTAAAACGCCATATAGTGTTTTTGGAAAGACGTATGTGCTGAATGAGCGCTATGGCTATGGGTACATCTTGAATGAGCTGTATCTGGATAACCGAAAAATAGATATCAAAACCATTAAGGCGACAGAAAATCTGTTGGATGTGACATTTAACAAAGAGGTCATACTGGCTATTCCTTTTATGGTGTATGAATCATCAAAGTATGAGGGACGTGGCGGCAGTATTTTTGATGCAAAGTTAGACAGCTACGATTCGCTAGATGAAGCATGGAGCCAGTGGATGGATGCGCTACGTGCCGGGAGGAGTAAAAGTTATATCCCTGACTGTCTTGTGCCGCGTGATCCCGACACAGGGAGGCTGATTCCACCTAATCCATTTGACAACCGCTATTTTGCTGCCAACGGCGATATGCGTGAAGGACAGAAAAATCAAGTATTTACAGAGCAGCCTGTCATTCCGCATGACAGCTATCTCGCGTCGTATGTTACGGCGTTGGATTTATGCCTACAAGGAGTGATTAGCCCGAGCACACTCGGGATTGATGTCAAAAAGCTCGACAACGCGGAGGCGCAGCGCGAAAAAGAAAAGACCACGCTCTACACCCGCAATGCCGTGGTGGAGGCTTTACAGGAGATGCTTCCTGATGTGGTGGCTGCGTGCATCAATGCGGATAATATCCTAAACAACAGACCAGTGGAAGAGATTCGGGTAAATGCTCCATTCGGCGAATACGCCAACCCCTCATTTGAAAGTCAGGTAGAAACAGTCGCAAAGGCAAAGCAGGGCGGCATCATGAGTATTGAGCGCTGCGTGGAGGAATTATATGGGGATTCGCTCGATCAGCATTGCAAGGATGAAGAGATTGCCCGCTTGAAAGCAGAGCAGGGCATACAGACAATAACAGAACCGGAAATCCGTCTGGAGGCGGGAGGTTTCCTGATAGGAGAAGACAGAGATGGAAGTCAAAGTAGCAAAGAAAACGTATCGGATGAGCCGGAAGGAATATCAGGGGCTTCTGGAGGTGGCGAAGGAGCAGGTACCTAAAGGGATATATGCTGTAGAAAAGGGGAGCTACGCAGAACTACGTTGCGATAAGTGCAGCAGCACAACGCAGCTTAAGACGTTGATACGGCAGTTTAAAAGTCAAGGCTTCAAGGTA